GCCAATTAAAAATCACATTTGATCTAAAAATAGGTGTACAAATCTCCCATTTATGGTAGAATACACCTGTCGCTGACGCTACCCTTATTACATCATGAACATCACCAACAATATTGAATATCTGCCTACTCTCTATTCCCGAACCTCCACCGGAGCAGTAAATCGCTGGAGCATCGAGGTCGACCTTTCGCTGGGTCTCTATCGCACCGCTTATGGCCAAGTCAGCGGCAAGACGGTCATCACCGAATGGACTTCCACCAAGGCAACAAACGTCGGGCGTGCAAATGCTCGTGACGTGGTCGAACAGGCTCGCTTCGAGGCCAAGGCGATCTGGAAAAAGAAGAAGGAGTCTGGCTGCTTCGAGGACATCTCGCTGATCGATTCGCAGCTTTTTGTTGAGCCGATGTTGGCCAAGAAATGGGAAGACGTGGAGAAGAAAGTTGCTTTCCCTCTTTACAGTCAGCCCAAGCTGGATGGCATGCGAGCAGTCATCACTCGACATGGTGCATTTACTCGCAACGGCAAACCATGGATGACGATTCCTCATATCCTGGAAAATCTTCAACCACTATTCTTGCAACATCCGGATCTGGTGCTTGATGGCGAACTCTATTGCCATGGATTGCACGATGACTTCAACAAGATTTCGTCGCTGATTAAGAAGACAAAACCTACCGCCGAGGATATTATCGAAAGTGCAGAGATCATCGAATTTTGGTGGTATGACATTGCCGATTCCACGAAGAACTTCTCTGAGCGCAATCGCATCATCTTCAATCTTTGCGATGACTATCAACTGCACGAGAGTCCCATCAAATACGTTCGAAGCCCTCGATGCAAAGACAAGCAGGAACTGGATACTCTCTATGAAAACTATCTCGCTCAGGGATTTGAGGGTCAAATGATTCGCACCGACAAGCCGTACGAATTCAAACGCTCGGCCACTCTGCTCAAGCGCAAGGAGTTTCAGGATGAGGAGTATGAGATTGTCGCCATCGAAGAAGGCAATGGCAACAAGAGTAGAATGGCAGGATATGCCATCATGAAACGCGAGGATGGAGTCACCTTTCGCTCGAACATCAAAGGCAGCCACGACTTTCTTAAGGCATTGCTTCCTAGAGCCGAGTCGCTGGTCGGCCAATTCGCCACGATCAAATACTTCAACCTCACTCCGGCCGGCATTCCTCGCTTTCCGTATCTGATTCGCCTGCGCGAGGGCAAAGGTCAAGATTGATCGAAAATAGTTTCACTTTTATCTAAAAAAGCATGTACTTGGGCCCTGAATATGGTAGGATATCCTTGTAACTGAAACCACCCTACATTATGACAACACACCCTAATCGCTCGGAAAACTATCGCTTCACCGTTAACAATGACGCCGAAGGTCAAATTCGCATCGCTCAGCTTCGTAAAGAAGTTTGCATTTTTAATGCTGAGGAGCGTCTCAAGGCTCTGAAGGATTCTTCTTATGCCCGGCAAATTGCCAAGGTCGACATCTTTGGTCGCCTCGGTAAGAACAATGCAAATGCCCAATCTTATCGTGATGCCGCTAAAAAGCAACGCGAAAACTTTACCCGCAATTGGGGAGCAAGTCCTTATCAGCGTATTGCAATGGTCGATGCAGTCACTATTGACTCTTATGTTCGCGTCTGGACCCATCGATAAGTAAACCATCTAAGGGTCGTTCGTTCAACGGATAGGACTTCGGATTTCTAATCCGCCAATGCAGGTTCGATTCCTGCACGACCCACCACTTTCACATACATACACCAATGACAAACGTCCAAAAACTAACCAAGGCAATCGAATTCATCAATCAAAGTAATTTCTCTACAAAGCTCGATCGAGGATTTGTCATTGAGGATGGGGTGCCATACAAGATCATCACCTATTTCTATGACTATCACAGCGGAAAATTAGATGTCACTGACAAACAACTGGTGACTGAGGAGCAGGCAGCGACCTATCTCGGATGGAGTTCGATTCGTGATACCATAAATGAAATTCTACTCGCCTCTGAAGCAGCTATTGCCAAACAACACCGTCTCGCCAAATTTTATGAAACCGAAGAAATCTAAGATCGTCGAAGGTACCGAGTATGGCTTAGTCGTACAGCTCATCGGATTTAGTGTCTTCTGGGCGCTGCCTTCGCTCTGGATGTGGTACCTCATCAAATCGATTACACATCTCTCGATCAATGGGGTATTGCTTTGGCTAGGGCTGATAGTCTTAAATTTGGCGACGTACACACTTGGTAGAAATCAATCTGCCGGAGTGAATGCCACCATCTTACATTCATTGATGCTCGGCCAGTTATATGTCTGGATCTTCACGTAAGTGATTGGTTGTCAGGAGAGTGAAATTATTTTCACTTTCTACGTAAAAAGATGTGTACAAAGGCCCCAGATATGGTAGGATACCCTTGTAACTGAGACTACCCACTACATTATGACAAAGCCAACACTCGCCACCCTCAAGTCCTTCATCGCTAAGAATCGCCCTAACCTCCACATCGATGTCAAGAGCGCATTCGATGGAATGACCGATTGCGTTCAACAAAACGCCAATAGCCAATTCAAGCTGGCCTCCAAGAGCGATGGCTACAAGAACACTCTCGGCATCAACGGCGTCTGGGTTGTTTTCGGTGGAGACTTTATTCGCCCATTCTCCGAGAATGGTTTCACTGGCTATTCTGTCAGCAATTGCTGCGGTAAGTTTGTGGTTGCAATCCCTGCCTAATTGATATGAAAACTAAAATCTTTACTGCATTAACCATAACGCTCACCGCAGGCTGTTTGGTGGCTTTGGCTCAGAGCAAGATTGCTCCGGTGCGATACAACCATCCCAAGCGGGTGTTGGTCAAGTGCAAGTTGCCAGACAAATACACTTGGAACGGCATCACTCGAACTGGCATCGAGCGCTTCGAAAAGTACTTTGCACACACCTACATTTGCCCCGCGGGCGTTGCAACCATCGGCTATGGTTTTACTGACAAGAAGCTGGTCAATAAAGACTTCGTCTCGAAAGAAGATGCTCGTCGGATCCTCAATCAAAAGCTCAACGAGCATTGCACCTTGGTCAAAAAGCATGTAAAGGTCAAGCTTACCGCTTCTCAGATCTATGCCCTTGCATCATTCACCTACAACTGTGGCGAAGGCAATCTTCTTCAACTCATCAATGGCAAAGGCAGATTGAACTCGGGCAACTACAAAAGCGTTGCCCGACTCATGCCCAAGTATTCTACTGTCAAAGGAAAAACTCTAAAGGGTCTTGTTCTTCGTCGCCAATGGGAAGTCAAACTCTGGAATGGAAAAGTCTAACCAAAATAAAATATGAGATCATCAACAAAAACACTTATTGCTGCCTTACACATTCTTGCCGAGGATGTCGATTGTGCAGATGGAGTAGCCAATGCCGCTATTTACGAGGCTGCTCTTCGTCTGCAAGAAATCAATGAAGATCTGAGCGATGCCGAGAGTGAAGCCGATAGCCTGATCGCCGAGAATGGCAAACTGCTGCAGTGCATCAAGGTGCTTCAAGTCGATAATCAGGTGCTCAATACTAATCTTATCGAATCCCAGCAATATGCCGATCGATTGGTGCAACACAAAGATATGGTTTGCCTTCCGAAAGATCTAGAGAACCTTCGTGAAGCGAATGGACAACTAGCAGCGGATGTCGAAAGTCTTACCACACGACTAGATGATTCTCGTGTAGAATACATTCATTTATTGCAACGCGTCAAAGTGCTTCAGCAAGAAAATGAAATTCTTATCACGAATAACCTCGAATTGCAAAAACGAAACGAGAGTCTGCTCGCCCGAACTTCTCGCAATGATCGCCGAACATGGCTCTAAATTTTATGTCCGATACCAACACCAAAAAACCCATCTGCCTCGAAGAAATTGAGGCGCCACTAGCCAAAAGAAAATATGCCAACATCACGTCAATCATGCGATTGTTTGCATACCTAATCGTCATGGCAAACACTCAAGAATGGCTATTCATCGGCTTTATGTTACTGATGCTCGCTGAAATAAGAAACCTAACCAAATACTAAATCATGTCAAAATTTCAAATCAATCTGGATAACCTTCCGGCAAAAGTCTTGTTCGAATGTATTCTTCGTGGCAGCGAGGTTGCCGTAAAGTATTCCTTCAAGAAATACTACACCTTCAAGGGTGAACCAAAGAACTGGAAAGAGGAACTATTGGCAGATGTCAATTCTAGTGAGCGAGTCGAATATTTTGACGAAGTCTTTTATGTGTGTCGTGCCTGGCCGAATGAACTTTGCCTAGGCAACGTCTGCCACATTTTTCATGACAGTCATGTCTATTCGTTCGATAACTACTTCACCGATTGCGAAATCTTTCGGGAAATCATCAAGGAATAATTATGAAACACTTTGCCCAACTGATGCTGATCTATGTGATGTGCATCCTATCATTGCCAATGTTTCTTTTGTTAGCAGTGATCTATCTCGTGATTCACATCAACTGCATCTTATTGGCGAATTGGTTTTCTATTAGCACTAACGTATTCACACCTCTAAAATAAATGATTGATATGGAAAAGAAACGAAAGATCGTCAAGAGCGAAGGCTGCATGTCATGGGGCACCACGGTAGATGGTCAAAATATGTATGGCGAATACCAACCCATGACTGAGGAGCAGATCGATGAATTGACTGACTACTTGTGCGCCAGATTCAAGGAAGAATTGAAAAAGTCATCGGTCTCACTCGATGATTTGATTGGCTGTTTTCAATACGAGTCATGCGAGACTGAGGATGGCTATTGTGAGACGTGTGGTGATTCGGTAACCGAGACAACCTGGCTAATATGAACGTCAAAGAACTTATCGAGCAACTTCAGAGTTATGACCCGTCCACGATGGTGGTTATTGATGGATATGAGGGCGGATATAATGAGGTCAAGGCACTCGTTGAGATAAAGCTTAGACTAGATGCCCATGATGAATGGTATTACGGAAAGCATGAGATCTTGACCAATGACAGCAAATCTGCAGATTGTCTGGCCATCAGCATCTTATAACTGATTGGTTTTCAGGGAGGCGAAACTATTTTCGCTTTCGATGTAAAAAGATGTGTACATTACCCCGGAATATGGTAGGATCCTCTTGTAACCAACCTACTAAAAAATGTTCTTCACCTTCAAACTCATCGTCACCGTCCTCATTCTTCTCGTCACAACTACCCTTTATCCTTTGCTTCTTCCTTAAAATAATGAAGAAAAGCATGTACATTGCCCCTCTTTTTGATAGGATACTCCTGTAACTGAAACCACCCTCTCTTTATATTATGAAAACTAAAATTGAAAACATCGCTCGTAAGAACCTCATCGCCGAAATCGCTCAGCGTCACGCTGCTCAAAAGCGCCTTATCTCTGAACTCTCGGTTGATGAATGCAAGACCATCTCCTCTGAGAATGACTATGATGCCATCGTCGAGCGCGAATTTGAAAAGCTCCTCACTTCCTCCACCTTCAACCCAAACTCACTGTAATAATATGATCACCACCACCCAATATCGGCAACAGTTTCGCCAGCGCACATTGGATGCCCTGGATAATGCCATTTGCACCGTCACCTTCGAGAAGCTCGATGGTACCCTTCGCACCATGAAATGCACTCGTTATCTCGGCTTTATTCCTGCCGAGTCCCATCCTAAGGGAACTAAGGTCGTGAAAGAAAATGCCGAAGTGATTCGCGCATTTGATATCGAAGAAAAAGGCTGGCGTGCATTCCTCCTTCAGAACGTTACTCAATTCAACTACGCTTAATACTCATATGGCAATTACAAAAGGCGGCGTATTCAGAGCCGGACGTGTCCTGGCTGCTGATTCAAAATGGACAGGCGAAGAGCCCGAATGGAAAGGCTGGGAAACCTGGCCTGTCGAGAAGTTTTTTACTCAGCGCATGCGTATGATGAACTTCTATAATTATTACTTGTCGATGGCAGACATGAAGCCTGCAGTGTTGGCATTCATGAAGCGCGAAGGCTATTCTAAGGAAGAAATCTCGATCATCTCCTCGGCGAATCCTAACGTGATGCCCTCGACTATTGGTAAGTTAGTGCGTGGAATGGATCGTGGAATGCCTGAGATTCATCCGAATGCCCAGGAGTACTTCGATAAGTTGCCTTTCACCGAGGGTGCCATTGCCAAGAACGATCGTCAGCTCGTGAAGCATGAGATCAATGATGTCCTTCAAGTGCTCGGTTCTGTTGCCAAGGTGAATGCCGATGGCAGCCCAATCGAGACCAAGAGGAAGTCCCCTGAAATGTATCTGCCCGTGATGGAGCGCCTTCGACTCAAGGTTGACAAGGAAGTCATTGCGAAGCTCGAGGTGATGATCGATGAATGGTGCACCTCGGAAGTCCAGGTGTCTCCTCTGAACCTCACGTCCTATATTCGCGATAATGGCATCGCTGCGAATGGTTGTGTGTTCGTCGAGACTTGGCTTCAGAATCACCTGACCGAGTATCAACAGGCCCTCGACAAGAGCGATCCGGATTCGGTCGAAGGCTATTCTTACCTCACAAAACCCGGTCTCAAGAGTCGAGTCAAAGCGCTTACCGCGATGATCGAGGAAGTGCAAAAATACGGAAAGGTCCAGAAGGCTCAGCGTGTGCCACGTGTCAAGAAGACCAAGGACGCGACCAAACAGGTGTCATCCATCAAGTACCAACAAAACTCTCAGGACTATAACCTGGACTCGATCAATCCAATTCGTATCCCGACGGCTCAGAGGCTCTATGTCTTCAACACGAAGTATCGCCAATTGAGTGTCTATCAGGCCAAGGGCGCGGCTGGATTTGAGGTTAAAGGTTGCTCGATCAAGAACTTTGACCCATCCTTGAGCTTCACCACCACTCTCAGGAAGCCACAGGGCACGCTCGGCTCCATCATCTCGAGTACTCCTAAGCAACTTGAGAAGCTATTCGATGATCCTAAGATCAAGAAGAAAGAACCCAATGGAAGAATCAATGAACACATCATCCTCCTCCGCGTAATCGAAAATAAGATCTAATATCATGACAGCCACACTAACTAACGAAACCGTCGAGGACCTAGTTCCCGTACTCACTAAGGAACAGCTCAGCGCACGCGTAGAGAGACTCGTAAATGAGGATCATATCACCTATCTTGAGGCGATCATTCAGATCTGCGACGAGACAGAAATCGACCCTGATGACATGGCAGCGCTGGTCGTAGGCTCCTTGAAAGACAAGCTCGAAGCCGAGGCCCAGCGAAACAATATCCTTCCAAAACCAAGCAGCCTCTTCGCCGATTGAACGATACACTAACTCCACCCTCTCGTATGTCCCCGTTTGATGTCTGGTCGACCTATATGGCGATCAAGCTGCATTTCGATAAGGGTTCATATGATGCCTTCAAATTCAACTTTTGCGGGCCTAAACTCAAGAGGTCGACCTTCGAGGCAAAGAAGGATCGATACTTTTTCGAGAAAACTGCCCGAAAGTTCCCTAAAAAGGAAGACGTGATCACCTACTTCTTGGCAAACCATCTCGAGGGCAACTTCTGGGTGGGCTCCATGAACGATCAGGCGCCGATGAACTGGATCGGCAAGATGCAACGATTGGACTATACCTTTAGGAGCGATATCTCACTGGTGAGTGATCTGGCAGCGAGTATACAGTACTCGTTCGATGATTGCTTCAAGGTCTCGCCCTCTCGTCCTGTTCCTCTCATCATTGAACTGCTTCAAAGTCAGAAAATTTCCCTCGAGTCGGTCGTGATGCTCGAGGAATTGCTAAATTTTATCCCTAGGATAAATAAGCTCGTATCGGACCCATTAGGAATCTTTGAAGAATTATTCCAACGTGTGGTTCAATACAAACCCTTCATCGCCCGACGAATGGATCATCAGAAAAGTAAGCTCATCGTAATTAAATCATTTACATGAGTCTATTTTTATGGTAGAATCTACTCGTCGCAAGCGACATAAGGAAATCATACAACGCTAATACAACACAATACACTGTAAATAATATGTCATTCGAAAAACTGAAACAAAACCGTTCCGCCTCTATCGATAAACTCGTGAGCGCGGCTGAAAAAGTGGGTGGAGCAACCAAGACGTACGGCGACGATCGTCTCTGGGCCCCAACCGTAGACAAAGCCGGAAACGGCTACGCCGTGATTCGTTTCCTTCCCGCCAAGGAAGGTGAAGACCTCCCTTGGGTACGCTTCTGGGATCACGGATTTAAAGGACCAACCGGTCGTTGGTACATCGAGAATTCATTGACTTCGATTGGTCAACCTGACCCCGTCAGCGAGATCAACTCTGTTCTCTGGAATTCTGGTCGTGAAGAGGATAAAGAAATCGCACGCCTTCGCAAGCGTCGTTTGCATTATGTCTCGAACATCCTGATCGTCAGTGATCCTTCGAATCCATCCAATGAAGGTAAGGTTTTCCTCTTCAAGTATGGTAAGAAGATCTTTGACAAAGTCATGGACATCATGCAACCACAATTCCAGGATGAGAAGCCTATCAATCCTTTCGACCTCTGGACAGGTGCAAACTTTAAGCTCAAGATTCGTCAGGTCGAAGGATATCGTAACTATGATAAGAGCGAATTCGATGGTGTCTCCGAACTCTATTCGGGCGACGAGACTCGTCTGGAAAAGGTCTACAACAGCATCTATTCGCTCAAGGACTTCACTGATCCGGCGAACTATAAGACCTACGCAGAACTCAAGCGTAAGCTCTCTGAGGTTCTGGGTGAGCAGTCATACAGCGAGACGTTTACAACTGCAGAACAGGTAACCCTCGATGAGGTGGCTCCTTATGCTGCTCCAAAGTCGGCCAGCGAACCAGAACCCGAATCGTTTGGTGGTGGCAACACCGCATCCGATGACGATGACTCGCTTAGCTATTTTGCTAAGTTGGCACGTGGCTAATATCAATTGATATCGCACTCTAAAACCGGCAGTCTTTAATCGGGCTGCCGGTTTTTTATTAGTATGAATATGACGACCCGCCGGAGTTGTTGGTCATCGTTTGACCTTTTTGCCCCATATTTGCGGCAGTAACGTTCGTCGTGACCGGACCCTTCGAATAGTCGTTGATGATCGTAACATTTGCTCCACCTCCACCGCTTGACATCAGCGCTCCTCCATTTGTTCCAGGAACTCCTTGAATGCTGTTTGCAACAATGTTCGGGGCTTGTTGTACCTTGGCAAAATCGTATACCGCATCAGGCACTGCCTTAGCGACCCAATAAAGTGGATCCGTCATGCTTGTATGTTTCGTTGGATCCGGCAAGATGATGTTGAGAATTTTACGATAGAAATCTAACATGAAATTCGTGGCGCTACCAAACACATCGAGTAGACCTTGCCCCATTCCATCTAACCAGTCAATGACATCATCCCAGATTCCGAAGAAGAAATCTTTGATGCTCGTGAATACTCCTTCAAAGGACCAACTACTCCACCAATCACTAACTGCGCCTAATGCCGAAACGACTCCATTCCATAGATCGGAGAAAGCTTTCCAGAGACCATCGAATAGCATACCAAAATTCCAGCTGTCAAGCCACTTCGAGGCATTTTCAAAACCAAATTTTTCTAATAGCCAAGAAATTAGATCTTTGGGGATATCAATCATCCATCCAATTAAACTTTCCAGAAGTCCCTTTAGTCCTCCTTTGATTGCCCCCATAATTCCGCCGGTCTTATAACCTTCGAACGCTCCCATCGCTGCTTCAACGATGCCCATGATGATGGTGATTGGCAATGCTAGTTTACCTAAAATCTTTCCGAGACCTTTGCCCAATCTAAAGATTGTGCCTAAAGCACTGGCGCTGCCGACACTACCAAAGAGCCTCATAATAAATTTAATTGGTTTCATGATTAGACTAAACATTTTACCAACCATTTCGGCAATGGTACCAATAAAACGACTAATTGGCATTTGTCGAATGAAGTTCAATGCTGGTTCTAATACTTTTCCTAGGACGGAACCAATCTTTCCAAAGAACCTACCGATTCCGCCGAAGATGCTTCCTACTTTACTAAAAGCATCTTTCATCTTTTCGTACAACTTTGATTCGGTGATAAATTCTCCGATACGACCGAACATCGTACTGATACTAGAAAATACTCCAAGTATTTTTCCATAAAAGCCGAGCATCTTGATCTTTCGCACTAGCTCTTCGAAGAATCCTATCAATACGCCTGCCGCAAATACCGCGACTCCGGCTAAGAGACCGAGTATTCCCTTTGGTTTTTTCGTATCAAACGTTGCTCCACCTTTAGTTGAACCTTTGCCGATATCTTCGATGGCATCCACCAAATCCCGATGTTCCTCGGCACGAACCATATCATTATCCATGAAAAACTTATACAAACGATCCATTGTATTCAACATGTGAGTGTTGACCAGACCGATCGTCTTCAATACAGTAATCATCTTATCATCTCGTTCGATGAGTTGACTGTTATCTTTCGTATTTGTGACAGATAACTTTGAAATGGAATCAGTGAGCATCGTCACTCCGGTCTCTATACCCGAAACATTTTCGTTAGAGATTTGTAATTCTAGGATCACGTCCTGAAGTAACAGATTATTGCTTATGGATTCCATGATGGTTAGTGATTAGCCGATTCGTTCTTACGTTTTTCTTCTTTTAGATGTTCTATGAGTAATGCGGTATAGATTTCCCTCTCCCACGGTAACATATCATCTAATTCCGTTAGGCTATATTTATGATGTTGCATCAGAGCAAAATTCGTTTGATACAAATTTTCCAATGATTCGTGCGAGAGGCTTATTCGAAAAAAGACTGAATTCCTTGAAGATTGATGGAGTTTTCTAGTTCACACTTGCAACAAGTGAATTCACAGGTGTGTTGAAGCTTCGGAGCATTCGCGATGAATGCCTCGATCTTTTCCATTTGTTTTCTATTCAGAGATTCGATGAATTGCGTAAGTTCTGCGGGAGTAGAATCTGCGGCAGCATAGACATTATCGGCATCAAAGATGGATTCAATGGAGTTGATGATCAGTTCATTGATGACTGCCATCTGATTTGTATCGATCAGCGCCGTGATCTTTTCCATCTTCTCGGCGGTCACATACTTAAGCGTGACACCGATGGAATCCGTCAGCATGATCACGTTGTTGCTCTTATCCGGAACGACCACTGAAATATCGTCGAGGTTGATCGAGATGTCATTAAATTCTTCGCAATGAGTGCATTGAATCTTGATATCGGCATTTTCACCGACGCTCTTTGCTCTGAGTTTTAAGAAGATGTATTCAAGATCGAATCCGGTAATTTCAGTTGTTTTTACCTTTTCAAACGTACATGCCGAGATGATGTCTCTCATGGCCATCATCATTTGTTTTGGATCTTTGGTTTCTTGCGCGATCAGCAAGATCTTTTCTTCTTTTACCAAAAACGGACGATAAGTTATGGCTTCTCCAGTGGAAGGTAACTTAAGTTGATATTTCGGTGTGTTGATTGTGGGTAATGCCATAGTAATATAATTTATATCAATTTATTCAGGATACCCGTGATGCTGTTCTTGACTCCTGCAACCGTAGATGCGATGGCACCCATTGGTTCAAAGTCTTCATACGTGAGTTGAATCACTAATTTTTGAGGAGAATCCGATTGAGTGTTGTCTAAGGCGACGCTGTTTATTCCTACTGGATATGCATTTTTTAATTTTACCGCATAGACCGGTTTATTATTCATATCGAGCTGTTGAATGATAATATCTGCACAAAAGTCTTTATTATAATTCAAAAGGTACGAATCATAGTTAATCACCAGAGCATGCCACTTATCGAATACCTTACGAATATAGTAATCGTTCGTAAGATGAAAGGTCATCGTAACGTCTTCGTTGATATAACCGGTTGGAATTTTTACTGGTTGTCTATAGGCCGAATATTCCGTGGTTTGGATCTGTCTTCCCGGAAGAGAGCAGCTTTCACAAAGCATCGCGATGTCACGCGGATCATTGATAAAGTCAGATACATTAATCTTATTGCCGAGCAATACTTTGCTGGCAAGGTCGCCTATATTAAAATTAAGTAAGGATTGACTAGGAGGTTGAACCATTATCAAGAAACGGTTCGTCATCGCCAGGCCATTACGCCTACTTATCGAACTTTTGAAGTCATCAATGGTGTTCGGATTGATATAATTTTCTGTCTTTGTTATAAGACCGGTGATCGATGAAAATATAGACATATTACATTATTGATTTTTTACTTTTATTCCAGACCGTTCGCTTGGTTTGATATGCGAACTGATCCGTAGGAAGAAACATCGCGACTTCCCATTCATTGGCAGGCACTTCCATGGTGTTGGATGTGACATGCTTCAGTAGATAGTGTTTGAAGCACGGAGCAAATATTTTTAATTTAGAGACCGAGGTGAGTAACTGATACGTCAGACGAAAGCGAGTTGTCTGATCAAACTTATCGTTGTTCGTATAAGGTAATAGACGATCAAACAATAATGCACGAAGTCTAGGTGGAAGATAGTGTAAATTCAGTCCGTAGAAACCTCCCTCGGCAGGACCCACCATAAGGATCAAAGGAAATTTATCGAAGTAAGGTAAAGTTTCTTTATGTTTCGGGTCGTACCTAAACATATACATCTTGCCGATCGATGTGGCCTTTGAGTCGATCGATGTCTTGCGAGTCAACGCAGAATCCTTTAATAGATTGTTGCGATTGAGGCTGGAATAGTTCTTAAGATTCTGTAAAAACCAATCACGCGCCTCGGTAGTCCTAGCACCCAATCCAGAGGAAGAAAACTTCTTTTGAATGTCACTAAAAACTTCTTTACGCATAAGATCTATTTATAAATCACTTAGAGGTGAGCAATTTAATACCAAGACTCTTGATTGTATCCTCGTGCCAAATCTCAAATATCCATCCACGATCCTTGGCATATTCGGTGGCACTCTCCCATTTAGAGATATTCTTGGCGTAGGTCATCACCTCCATCAGATAACCTCGCGTCTTACGTTCACGCACCTTCGGAGGCATTGTCTCTTTTTTAGGTTTGATCTCGATCAGGTACGTGACGCCTCCACGAAATTGAACTTTGATGTCGACGAAATACCGATGCATCTTGTTATCGGTCTTGCAACGATAAGGAACTACGACTTCCTCTGAACTATATTTTATAACATTTGGATTCTCATCTAACCACTTTAGAACAGCTCTCTCCCAAGAGGATCTATATCTTACATTTGTATGATCGCCTTCATACTTTTCGATATTTTTTGGTCTAAACCTTCCACTATAGTATTTACTCATTTAAGTATTCTTCCTGGCCAAAATCCTTCTGGTATATTTTCTTTATGAACAAATTTATTTATTTCTCCATTTGTTATATGAATTCTACCTTTAACTACTTCTTTTAAGTTATCTTTAAATTCTTTACTTCGTAAAATACCCCTTCCTGCTTTGGATATTTTTTCTTTAGTTTCGTCAGTATGTTGGCGGTTTAACGCTTTCTCTCTCATTTTTTGTTTTGCTTGCGTCGAATGAGTTTTGCCTTTCATACTTTTGCTTCGTTTTGAATTAGTTTCATTGCTACTAATTCTGCCGATTCCAGCTTCGGATATTTTTCTTCTAGTTTCAGCTGAAACCGAATGTCCCATCAATGTTTTAGATATATTTTCTTTATGCTCATCGGTTAATTGACCAAATGACGCTCCTCCCCACAAACTAGGATCTGCGGTAAGTTCATTGATAACTATGTCTTCCCATTCTTCTAGATCAAAAATACTTGCGCATGGAGGTGGGTTATCTAGTAATCTTTTTCTCCATTCTTCCATTAATGTATTTATAAAATGGGAAAGTTAACTTAAAAACTTGTCTCTCCCAGAGGGATCGATATTCTACTCGCGTATGATCGCCTTCATATTTTTCTGGGTTTTTCACCCTATATTTTCCACGATACGCCATATAAATACTATTTAGGTATTTATGGCAAATATATTTTCAACCGCAACAAAGATCGTAGGACTCGCTTCTAGTCGAAAGCTTTTTAATATATCGAATTCGTTGGGTGGATCTTTATATTATCCTATCGATATCATGAGTGTTCCGGATCGGCCATTGATTCAGTTCACGTGTATGGTTCCTTTGCAAGGATATACTAACATTTATTTTCCAATGCCTGAGGGTGTTCAGATGAACGATTCGATGTCGTATAGCGGTCAAGATCTTAACATACTCGGCTTCGCCGCACAAAAGGCCGCAAGGGTAGGAGTGACTGCCGAAAGTTGGACAGCCGCAGGTAAAGGTTTATCCGGAGCGACCGGAAACATATTGAGCCAATTCTTGCCCGGAACGAGAAGCGAAGCATTGTCTACCTTAGCGCAAGCCGCGAGTGCCAACGCTGAAATAAATGCGGGCATCGCCTCAGTCACGCAGATCACCCAAAATAAAAATACGGTTACTACTTTTGATGGTGTTGGTATAAGAAATCATTCTTTTACGTTCAAGATGATAGCTCGTTCTCCGGAAGAATCTGAAATGATTAAGAAGATTCAATTTGCATTTCGTTCAGGTATGTATCCGACCGGTGTAACGGGAGCAGAAAACATGAAGCTTCGCTTTCCTCCCAAATGGCAGATTAAATATATATCCCTTCCCGAACTTAAACCTCTACCGCATCTTCCTCAACCCTATGAATGCTATTTGCAGAACCTTTCTACCAATTTTAATTCTTCATCGAAGATGTGGAGAAATGATAAGGCTCCTTTAGAAGTCGATGTGGTGGTAGCATTTACCGAAACCAAGGCATTGACTCAAGG